AACATTTGTATCGTTCTTTTTGTTTTTTGAATAAGTTGTATAACCATTATAAGTTCGCCACTTACCATTACCCATATGTCTTAAATGTTCTAGGTCGTCTTTATTCGTTATCTTACCCATTACTTTCAACCAATCTTTAGTTGCCTTATGTCCTATAGGTATATTAAACCAGGGGTCATTGTAACCTTTAGGATATACAATCATACGATTTTGAAAGTGTAAACTTTGTTCTTTAGTTAACCAGTTGTGTAATGCAGGACCACTTGCCCTAACAATCTCACCTTCTCTAGGATGATTTATTGTCTGTGGTAACTTATAATCACCACAACCTAGAAAGTAAACATACCTGACACCAAGTAAACTTTCAACTTGACTACCTTTGGCAGGATGTGCTACGATATCAAAACCGTGGTTTCTAGTGTATCGTAATGTTTGTGTTTTTATACTCACTTTAAATTTCATAATTAACTCCCGTTAAAAGCGTCTACATCAATACCCATATCAGGTTTTTCATTAGACTTGTTTTCACTATCTAATAACAATACTATGTAATGTATCGCCTTAAATAAATCCATTTTATTTCTGCCTGACTTCTTACCATATCTACATAGGTATTTAATCGCATTTGATTGACAGAAATCTTTATCAATATTTAAATGTCTTAACATATCTTGGACTTGAAATCCATCTTTAGTAGATGAATAATGTTGCCCATATGTTTTTTCAATATAACTTTTAATTTCGTCTAGTATTTTATCTTCATTGTATTTCATATAGTCCTCATAGTTAGAGTGTGATAAAAAGGAGAGGCGCCACTACACGCCTCTCCAAGGACCACACTATGGATAGATTTTAAATTAGACAAGGTCTTCCTCGTCTTCTTCGTCCTCACTATCATTGGACTCCATTTGTTGAGCTTTCAAGGCTTCAGCCTTTTGTTCTTCAGCGATACTTTCGGCAGTTGCCCCAGCATCCACTTTAGTGTACAAGTCAACAAAAGAAGCTTTTGTATCGTCATCAAATCTATTCGTACACAATTCAATTGCCTTCATCTTATTACCGAAGATTGAATATGCTTGTACGATATGGACAAGTCTTCTAGTTGATATAATCTCATCAACCCCACCATCAAAGTAGGTTTTTCTGATTACATCAGCCCAAGTTGATAACTTCTCAACATACTTTTCGTCTCTTTTGCCAGCGGCAGCAAGAGTGTTGTTAAGAATTTTCTGCTCTGTTTTTACAGCAGGATATTTCTGTTCAAAGGTTACTGGAAATCTTTCTAGGAACGCTTCGTTCAATATGTTAGTACCGATAAACTTGCCGTCTTCACTACCTTGACCTTTAGTGTTAGCAGTTGCAACAACATTGAAACCTTGAGCAGGTTTAACAAACTTGTTTATCTTTTTAACATAGACACCATTACCTTCTAGGATTGGTTGTAAACACATTATCTTATTAGAAGCAAGGTCAATCTCATCAAGGAGCAATATTGCACCTCTCTCCATTGCCTCAATAACAGGACCATTTTGCCATACGGTCTGACCATCTTTAAGTCTGTAACCGCCGAGTAAATCGTCCTCGTCTGTTTCAATAGTAATGTTTACCCTAATCATTTCTCTCTTACTCTCGGCACAAGCCTGAACAACAGAAAAAGTCTTACCGTTACCAGAAAGACCAGTAATGAATATCGGATAAAATCTTTTTGATTTAACGATACTTCTTACATCTGGATGATTACCAAATGATACGAAGCCATCATCTTTTTGTGGAACGATATCGCCTTGTAAAGATGAAATCACATAAGCAGCTTCTGATACTTTTTCAGAAACAACTTCTTTTTTAGTTTCAACTTTAGGTGAAGAATTTGTATCAGACAATACCTTGTCATTAGATACAGGTTCAACGGCAGGGATACCGTCTAAAGGCAATTTGTATTCGCCTCTACCAACTCTCAATTCAGGATTTCTTACCAACCATTGTGGTTTGAAATTCATTCCAAGAGACTTGGATACTTTCAATAACTCATCATTATTCAAAGTAGGTTTGTTGTACATCTTTTGGGCAGCGTCAACAAACTCTTTTTGTTTAGTGTTCAAAGTTAACATAATGTAGTTCTCCTTTTTTTAGTTTATGTATATATGCTACCATATTTTGATACATATGTCAAGCAAAAAATGAGCATTTTTTCAACTTTTTTTGTCATATATATCAACGCTTTTTGCATATACTAGGCGACCTGTCTGATAAATTTGTTTAGTAATACTCTGGAAACGGTTCTTTGTTTCATTGATTTACTAAACACTCTTCTAATATCGCCTTTTTTAGCGTCTTCTTTTAACTCATCAAGGTTGGCATTTTGTACTACCATATCTTTACCATTGATTAGATAAAATTCGTTATACCCATATGCTTCAACTGAAGCAGCTTTGTGTTTATTATATTCTTGTCTGACCTTCATTTTAATTTGGTCTTGTAAATCCCAAGTCAATTTTTGTTGTCTTTGAGATAAAGCGTATCTATCAAACTCCCATCTTCTAGCAGACTTTAGAATAAAGAAACCGATAGTAGTAATACCAAACTTCTTTTTAAGTCCTTGTAGTAATAAACCGGTTGTACCGCCTTGACTTTTAATTTCTTTACCTTTAGATAATTTTAAGATACCTTGCGAACCATAACCTCTTTCAGGCAATTCTACTAGTCTACCATCAACGGTTGCAAAGTTTCCTTTATTGTTATTATTACTATGACCATCTGTCAAAGTAATTAAAGAAAGTTTTGACACTTGATACTTTGTTTTAAACAAAGGAATTACTTTATACATAGTAGCAAGTGCCTCGTTCAAAGGAGTAGAAGAAAGATGAAACTCACTAGGCGGATATAATCTCTCAATATATTCACCATCAAATCTTCTTCTATATGAATAATGGTCATTATAATACTTACCATAAGCATATAAGTAAAATAATGATTGGTCTAATTTTTGTTTTTTCAAAGTATGATTAGCAATCTCAACTAGATTGTATGCTTCAAATCTACTATCACCTGCTTTGAAATTATAACAAGATTTCTTATTCTCTTTGGCGTCAAATCTTCTCTCATTCCAAGTGGCGTCTGATATTCTATCTGAAAAGAAATATACTTTGAAAGGTATATTAATTTGTTTACAGAACCAAACTAATTGTAATAACTGGTCAACCGTCTTGCCAATACAATTTGACATACTACCTGACCAATCAAGTAATAAAATCATTCCGTGGTTTTTAGCGTCAGGTATAACTGATAGTCTTTTAAATATGTCTTCTGATATTTTGTATTTGTGTAATTTAAGTGGGTCAATAATTCCAGTCTTGTCAGTAGTCTGCCTCTTGTAACCTTCAGCAGATTTCTTCATTTCAAACTCTTTAACAAGGTATGAAATAGTTGCCTTACTATCTCTTTTGAATTTTTTGTATTCTTCAAAGTTAGATTGAATATGTACTTTACTATGGTGTTGGTTCATATAATCATTATTAACTTGTAACCAATTCTTGTTAGAGTAAATAATGTTATCTAAATTAGCGTCTGGTATTTGAAAGTAATTGTAACCTCTACTTTCACTATCTACATATCTCTTCTGAATTGAATTGTCAATATTGTTTTGAGTAATAGATTTCATAGGCATATTAATCTTAACATCTTTACCACCGGCACCGTCAGGATTACCAGTTTGATTTTTTATGCTTTCAGATTTATCTTTTTCTTTTCCGTCTTCACTCTCTTTTGAACCGTCGCCGTTTTCGTTTGAGGCGTCTTCTGATTTAACAGGTTCGTTTTGACTATCGGATTCACTCTTCTCCTGTTCGTTATTCTGGTCAGATGATTGAGAAGTTGAATTTGATTGTGAATTATCATTGTCGTCCTCTTCTGATTTTTCTTGTTCACCATACATCTTTGTTAGTGGGTGACTATCAAAGTCTGGTAACTTTTTAAGATTTTCATTTTGTTTCTTCTGCCAATCAGATAATTTTTTTGCAGCCTCAACAACATCAGCAAATGTTTTACAACTATCTACTAGGTCTACAAATAACTTATCTTCGTTAGAGAAGTTAATCTCATCTAATTGTTTTGAAGATTTAAAGTATAAGTTGATTTTATCAATCAACATCAATTCTGTATTTAAGTTCTTATTTCTAACATTGAAGAAATCATCATTCCAAAGAATATTGAAACCATCTTTATAATCTTGTACAACACCAGGATATTTCTTTTGAATTAATTTGTCAATTCTAACATCTTCAATTACATTTATATAGTCTTTAATTTCTAATAGACCTTCATCTAAACATTTTTTCCACTCATCAGCAGGAGTATGTAAAGCGTGTGAAACTTCGTGTGCAATTAACATATCGTAAACAGCACCTTTAGGATTTTTGAAAACTGGAATAGTAAGTACCCTGTCTTCTAAATTAAAAGAAGCAGTCTGTACATTGTTATGTTGAATAGTAATATTTTCTGTAGCAAGTAATTTTGCTAGTTGTGATTTGGAATCAATGTTGATGTTCATAGTGTTGTGTCCTTTTTTAATCATTTATATACATACGCTACCATACTTTTAAACATATGTCAAGCAAAAAATGAGCATTTTTTAACTTTTTTTTAGCGTTGATTTATAAGGGTTTTATATAATATAGTCTTATTGACCCTTAAATCGTAGGTTTTCGGCGGGTCTGGAGGGCGCTGGAGGGCGATTGTGAGTGTCCCACGATAGATTGTATCTAGGGATTTTAGGGTTTTCTGAATATAAACACAGGCTCATATTTCGCACCACTCTCCTGACTACTCAACTGCAACTTGTATGTATCAGTATGTTCAAAACCTTCTTCAACTGCTAGTCTTACGGTGTCGTCTTCAAATGTCTTATGTGATTTAATGTTCGCTACATTAAGACCCATATACTTACCTGACTTCAAACCGACTTTAACATTTTGTATAGTCTTTCGTAAGAAGCCTTCGTTCCAGTCTTCGTTAGTAGAAAACTGATTAAATGATTGTGCCTCGTCTTCTGAATATTGTTCCCAATTAAAATATGGTGGACTTGTAAATGCGAAATCTAAACTATTCGCTTTAGGTACAAATGTTTCACTACCTTGTTTATTTAAGAAGTAATGATTATCTGGATTAGCGTGGTCTTCTTTAATCTCTTTTAAACCTTTAAATGTTAGTGTCGCTGGGTCAGTACCTACATAATTAACACCTGATATAATCGCACCTAATATACGACCACCATAACCCATAGACATATCCCAGACTAGTTCGCCTGGTTTCATAAAGTTTTGATATAAACAAGCAGCTGCTGTAGGTCTAAAGTTAGATACACATTGAGTTCCTGTATATCTTCTTAATAGACTTCTCATTGTGCTTTCTGCTTTGTGTTTACTTTCGGCAGAAGAATATGTCTCTTCGCCATATAGATTATATGCAATAGGTTTTAAATCGTCTACTTTGTATTTGCCAAAGAAAGAACCAGTTAATAGTTTTCTGATACCTTTCTTAAAGTGTTCTTCACTCTCAAATATCTCCATAGGTGTCTTCATCTTACCACATCTAATACCAAAACTATGTGGCATATAAGACCACGCCAATGATAAACCTTCTTGGTGTGGTTTAATAACTTTATCTTTAGTCAATAGATTTTTGCAATCAACTGCTCTTAACTTAGCCATCTTCTCTTGTCGCCAAGTTTTATCTGTACTATAATAAGGAAAACCTTTTGTTTGCCAGAAAGTATAAACTTCGTCTATGTTCTTTTCTAGTTCAGTTTCATCAACCTTCTCGCCTTTTAGATTACCTTTACTAGTGATTAAGTCTTCACCTTGTATATCTACAAAAGCTGCTAAACTAGCACTACCTTTTATGTCTGTTAACTTTTTCATTATTCCTCGTCTGGTCTAAACTTCGCTCTCATCTTTAATAATTTAGGTAAGTATACTACAACGAATACTATAATCCAGAAACCTAATACTAATCCTAGAAAGAACCATCTGTATTCTGAAAATATAATACCTATTGAAACAAACGATACCCATACTATATCCATTGCACTATGAAATATCTGCCACTTCTTGCCATATTTCTTAATTAGTTTTTCTCTTTTCTTTGCCATCTTTTTAGATAGATGACGCAATATAACAAAGCCTTCATTTAAGACCATTGTCAAATAACCTAATATAAAAATTAATGTAATCATTGTCCTTGACTATCTGCCTTTCCTGTACCTCTACTATTTGTTGGTACTTTATCAGAATAGGTAACCGTGTTGCCGTCTCTTGCCTCTTGTTTTCTTATACTTGTTAAGTCAGGCATAGGTGCTGTTCCTTTATCTTTGCCACTTTCTACTTCGTATTTGTTAAATCTAGGTTTCTTTGATTTATCTAAACTACCTACATCTAAAGGATAACCAGGTCTGCATTTAGTAACCTTGCCACCTCTTTTTAAAAACTCTTCTATTGTTTCTTTCTTCATAGATATTTCTTTTTGTACCAACTATAAAATTTCTTATCATTAAAGTATTGTGCAATATGATTAGCAGGCACTTGGTCACTTCTAATACAATCTGCGATATCCTGATAATCTGTAATATCAACTTTAAT